GAATTAGATTGCGAATATGATTACAATGACACAACCGGTAAAAGTTATGACGCTCAAGTAGGCTGGTTAAATACTAAGTGGCATGATAGTCAGGAAAACATTAATGAAAACATTGATGAATATCTTGCAGAGTTTGAAGATAATGCAGAATGGGAAAGGGAAAATAGATAAACTTTTAGGAGTTAAATGAAAAGAATACTAATCTGTGGCCTACCAGGCTCAGGAAAATCAACGTTAGCAGAACGCCTAGTAGAAGTATTAGGAAATGCCAAATGGCATAATGCAGATGAAATAAGAGAACTTTTTAATGATTGGGATTTCTCTCCAGAAGGCAGAGAAAGACAAATGAAAAGGATGAACGACTATTGTTTAAAAACAGTAGGCAATGGTAATTATGCTATTGCAGATTTTGTTTGTCCTACTAATGAATTAAGAAGAAAATTTCAACCTGAATATGTAATTTGGATGAACACTATATCTAAAGGCCGATATGAAGATACTAACAAAGTATTTGAAAGACCAGATGATACTGTAAATGTTGATATACAAATTAACGAAGAAGATTGGTGGACTGAAGAAACAATAGAAAAATGGGCTAGGCTTATTGCAGTTGACATAAAAGATAATCTATTTCAACCAAAGCAACCAACCACACAGATGCTAGGAAGATTTCAACCATGGCATGAAGGTCATCAAAAGTTGTTTGAAAGAGCATTAGCAAAACATGGCCAGGTTGCTGTTCTTGTAAGAGATATGCCAAGAGATGATAGCAATCCTTGGACAGTAGACGATATCTGTGATAATATAGAGCAGGAACTGGCAGAATTTGCAGGTAAATTTAGGTGTTATCCTGTACCAAACATAATGAATATCACATATGGTAGAGGTGTAGGATATAAAATAGAAGAAGAAGTTCTTGATGAAGAAACACAAAAAATCAGTGCAACTAAAATCAGAGAACAAATGAAAAAAGAAGGAAAATTATAAATGAGTTATGAATTCACAAGTGAAAGTGTAAGTAGTGGACATCCAGATAAAGTAGCAGATAGAATTTCTGATGCTGTAGCAACTTACTTAATAGATAAAAATATTAGCCATAGAGCGGCTGTAGAAACTTTAGTGACAACCAATATGGTTACACTTGCTGGTGAATACAAAAGCAATAAATTTGATAAAGTTTATATTGAAAAACTTGTTAGAGCAACTGTAAGAGATATTGGCTACGAACAAGATGGTTTTCATTGGGATAAATTAAACGTCTATAATGAATTGCATGGCCAATCTCCGGACATTGCCTTAGGTACAGATGACTTTGGTGCAGGAGATCAAGGACTGATGTTTGGTTATGCCTGTGACGAAACGCCTAATTATATGCCAAGTGCAATTTATTACAGCCATGAGATATTAAAACAATTAGAACACGAAAGAAAAAACGGTGCTGATTGGTTAGGACCAGATAGTAAAGCACAGGTTACACTTAACTATGATAAAGTAGGTACGCCTATCAATATTAAAACTATCGTATGTAGTACGCAACATAGTGATAAATTATCTATAGAAGAGGTTAGAGAACGTGTAAAGGCTATAATTTTTCCTGTAGTAGAAGGAAAGATAGATATAGATAACACAGAATGGTTAATTAACCCAACAGGCAGATTTGTTATTGGTGGTCCAGATGGCGATACAGGATTAACAGGTAGAAAAATAATTGTAGACACATACGGTGGATATGCACCACATGGTGGCGGTGCCTTTAGTGGTAAAGACTGTACCAAAGTGGATAGAAGTGCGGCTTATATGGCTAGATACTTGGCTAAAAACATTGTGGCAGGCGGCAAGGCTAAAAATGCCACAGTACAATTGAGTTATGCTATTGGTGTAAAAGAACCTACAAATATATATGTTTATGCTGACGGACAAGTTAGAAGGGAATTTGCAGATTATTTTAGAGATAATATAGACCTGACACCTAAGGGTATAATTGATAAATTTGATTTATTTAATTTAGATTTAACCACAACAACTAATTATGGGCATTTTGGTAAACAAGATTTACCTTGGGAAGTTGTAGATATTTTTTAATGAATCATCCTGCATATACTAGGTACCCGGATTTAAAAGCAAAGACGGAACCACAATATACAGAATGGAAAAAAGTATTTGCTTGGATACCTAAAACAACTTTAGGAGGTAAAAAGATTTGGATGAAATCTATTTACACTAGAAATATAGTGATAGAATGGACACCACCTACATATCCGGCTGGTCCTTATAGCAAAAAACAATTTGCTACATGGGACGAAATATTAAATATAAAAATGAGTGAAATATGAATTTAAAAGACACAATAAGAACAGTACCTGATTTTCCTATTCCAGGTATACAATTTAGAGATATAACAAGTCTAATAGAAAATCCTGATGCATTTAAATATACATTACAAGAAATGGAAGATTTATCTCTACAAGCAAATTGTATTGTAGGTATTGAAAGTAGGGGGTTTGTTTTTGGAGCACCTATAGCCAATAATCTTAATATTCCTTTTGTAATGGCTCGTAAGCCTGGAAAACTGCCCAACGAAACACACAAAAGAGATTTTGACTTAGAATATGGAAGTACAAGTTTGGAAATACAGAAAAATACAAATATTAAATCCTCAGATAAAGTTGTAATAATAGATGACTTAATAGCAACTGGCGGTACCGCTATTGCATGTGCTGACTTAGTACATGAATGTTTTGATGTACCCAGAGATAATATTTTAATACTGGCTGTTATAGACTTGACAGACTTGGGAGGATTTGCTAAAATCATAGAGCAAGGCTATAATGCCGCCGCACTTGTTGAATACGAAGGAGAATAATGCCTAAAAAACCTCAAATACCGCTCAAAGAAATTATGGCGGCAATAGATAAAAAAGATAGAGGTTTTTATAATCGTTTAAGTGATGAACAGAAAAAGGCTTTTAGTGCCTGGATGATGATGAGGTATTGTAGTAGTGTACAAGGAAAAGAAGCGGCGAATTACATTTATATGACTAATGAACTGGTTAACTATCAGTTTATGGAAGTAAGTAAACACCCTGAATTACAATGGCTCTTGCTGAGCACCTGTGGGGTTGGTAAGGTACAATTTCATCCGTATCTTAAACCACCTAATGCAAGAAAAAAGAAAAATAAAATATTTGATTTTATATATGAAATTTTCCCTCATATGAAAACAGAAGATATAAATCATCTTATAAATTTAAATACAAAAGAAGAACTTAAAGAATTAGCATTATCACATGGATACAATGACAACACAATCAAAGACATCTTCGGAAAGTAATACTTGTAAATGGTGTGAAAAGACATTTATGAGCGAAAGAACTCTGAGTGCTCATATGTGTATAAAGAAAAGACGTATGGCAGATAAAGATCTAACACATACTAGATTAGGATATAGAGTGTTTCAGATGTTTTATGAATTGAATACTTCTGCATCTAAACCAAAATCTCAGGAAGATTTTGTTAAAAGCCAATACTATGATGGATTTGTAAAATTTGGTAGAAGTTGTGTCACAAATGAATACTTAAACCCAGAACTATTTGCAGAATGGTTAATTAAAAATGGTAAAAAATTAGCCGATTGGACTAAAGATAGTCTTTATGACGAATGGCTATTAACATATGTAAAAAAAGAACCAGGTATGAAAGCATTGGAAAGAACTATAATGTATCTTTCTAAATGGGCTGAAGAACATAATTGTGATTGGCAAGATTATTTTTCAAAGGTTACTACTCCTAGAGCAGTATATGATTTAAGAAGTGCAAAAGTTTCTCCTTGGATGTTGTATTTGTGTGAAAGTGGAGATGAACTATTAACAAGATTTAGTGATGAGCAGGTAAAAATGATAGAGCATATAATTGATGCAACATTTTGGATGAAATTATTTGCAAACAATAAATCAGAAGTTACTGATGTTAAAGGGGCATGTAAAATAGCAGGAATATGAAAATAGATTTTGATGTAGATATTGATATGGCTAACAGAGATGACTTTCTCAAATTAGTTAATGTCACACCTGCAAGTATTGAGAAGGATGGTAAGTTTACAAAGCATAATACTGGTGTCTACTTTCAAAATATTCCGAAGTTTCCTCTTGAAGGTTATAGCACAATAGATCATAAACAAGCAGAACAAGAAGGCTGGTTTAAATTAGACGTACTTAATAACCATGTATATGAGGGAGTGAAGGACGAAACACATTTAGATAAATTGATTAATACAGAACCAATGTGGGAATTATTAGAACACAAAGAAATAGTTGAGCAACTATTTCATATTAATAATCACTTCGAAATAGTAAAACAACATCCACCTAAAAGCATAGATCAATTAGCAATGATACTTGCTATGATAAGACCTGGTAAACGCCATTTGGTAGGAAAGGCTTGGAAGGAAATCGAAAAAGACGTTTGGATAAAGCCTAATGATAATACATATTTCTTTAAAAAGAGTCATAGTTTTGGCTATGCTCTTGCTATTATCGTACAATTAAATTTAATGGTTGAAAGTCTTAACAGTTAAATTAGTTTGGCTTAATAACTAATTGAACTCCTCTTCTTTTGATTCTTTTTCTTAACAAATTTTGTAGACTGGTTGTAGGACCAAAAAGTATTTCAACATCTTTCATAACAAAAGTACTAAGATATTTATGAAATATTTTCATTTCATGATTTAAAAATACATCTATTGGTAATTGTCTATTACTTTCCCACCACCACATGTCACCTAATTCTAAAAAAAGTTTTTTAAGATTTTTATCTGGAAGTTTATCATAATCATAAAAAGTTAAGATAGTGTTGTCGTGGTTAACTACAATTCCTATGTACTCTTCACCACCATAAAGTATACCTGTAAGGAAGGGATATTTTTCTTGTGTTTCTTGTATTAGTTTGTCTTTCTCCACAAAACTATTTAGTCAATTATATGATAAATACTGTAATATAAAGAGTTAATTATAGAGTAAAAAATTAAAAAATATGAGTTATGGTGATCACAGATTGTTTCTTTACGAAGATATTATAGATATAGTGGTACACTCTGACGGTATATATGTGGATAACAGGCCTATGAATAATAAAAAACTAATTGCACATAAAGGTATTAACAATGAAATACTTTTTAATATAAGGGATAGAAATAGAAAATTACAAAATGTTTTTTCTGATGTTTTAATGGCTACATTAATAAATCCTTCAACAAAAAGAAGAGTATTTTATAGACTTTTAGAACATACAAGTGATGTAGGTAAAGTAAAACTTACATTAGAAAATTCTGATTTACAAAGTGTAGATGCAGGAATGTACACAATGTATGTATCAAGAACAGATCAAGATGGGATAGAACATCCGGTTTTTACAAATCAAAATAATGCAGTAAAATTTGATATAGAAATTACCGATCAGTTAGGTATGGAGCCAGTAGAAACACAAGTAGGAAACACCTTTACTCAAACAGCAAGTGTAGGTGCCGGTGACTCTGCAAATATATTTGTTTCTTCGGCCTTTAGCGGTAATCAAGATAGAAATTTTCAAACTGCTTTACACACCATTGCCATTTATCCTGATGCTTATACTGGAAACATTACAGTACAAGGCAGTTGTGTAGAAGGTACTCCTGAGAACGACGATGCTAGTATAGATTGGTTTGACTTAGAAACATTGACATTAACATCAGAAAGCAATATAATAAATAAAAACTATCAGGTAAACAGTAATTGGATTCGTTTAATCCACACACCTAGTAGTGGAAATATTTCGCAAGTTCACGTTAGAAACTAATTGACAAATCACTTAATATCCTGTATAATAATACTATGGATATCGATATTCTTGTTGAGCAAGTACACAGGCTCTTATTAGATCATTTGCCTATTAAGACAAGCAAAACACCTAGTGGCTGGAGGACTATGGACTGTCCTATGTGTACTGATAAAAGAAAACGCGGTGGTCTCATTACAACAGGAGCAAAAATATCCTATAATTGTTTTAATTGTGGCTTTACTACTGGTTGGGAACCTAATCCTACATTAGGTAAGAAATACAAAGATCTTGCTGACAAGTTAGGTGCAACAGCAGAAGAAATACATAAGGCACAAATAGAAATTTTAAAATATGCAGAAATATTAGAAACTGAACAAGAAACTGATTATGTATATAATTTGCAAAAGTTTGATACTGTACGACTTCCAGAATCAGTTATAAGTTTAGATGATTTAGATATAGATCATCCTGTAAAAAAATATGCTATAGATAGAGGCATAGATGGTCTCTACCCTTTAATGTTCTTTAATGAACCTCTGTACAAGCAAAGATTAGTAGTCCCCTTTACTTATAATAATGAATTAGTTGGTTGGACAGGAAGACATATAAATCCTCCTGATAAGACTACACCTAAATACTTACATAATATGCCGTCTGGATATGTTTTTAATATAGATAGATTTGCAGACAGTAAAAGAGAAATTGTTATAGTGACAGAAGGCGTCTTTGATGCTATAATGATTGATGGTATAGCAATACAAGGAAATAGTGTAGGGCCTGAACAGGCACACCTAATAGAAAAATTGGGCAAAAGAATTATTATATGTCCTGACAGAGATGAGGCTGGTACAGAATTGATGTTGCAGGCCGCTGAACTAGGGTGGGAAGTAAGTTTCCCGCCTTGGCATGCAGATTGTAAAGATGCCGCTGATGCAGTTATTAAATATGGCAGACTTGCTACAGTGGACAGTATTATTAGAAATGCTGTAGATAATGAGTTAAAGATTAAAGTTAGAGCTAAAATGGTATGAACGAAAAGTTTCAACATTGGAAAAATATTTGTAGACTACATTGGAAGGAAATTGTTACTATGTCTATAGCATTACATTGGATTGTAGACTTATTAATATTAGGACCAATAGTTTTCTTTTTGGGATATTTGTTTGGAGTACATGTA